CCATGTGGCATTTTTTTCGGTAGCTATCGTACGGTCTATTTTTAACGTCGCACAGGTCCGTCGATTGTGTCCAAGCGTGTGACAGTACGTGCAGCTTCGGGGCATCTTCGCTCTTGCACTCGCACTTTTTGATACTGCGGCGCGGCTCCTCTTATATTCAACCACCACATGATGTTCGGATCCATGCTTTTCTTCCACTCGCTCCACATCGGCGCGGAGTTGAGGGCATGTCTGCCGATTATGACCGCGAGTATAGCAATACCCACATACAACAGATTTATTGTCATTTTTTAAGTTCCCCATGTTATTTCTCGTTTAGCTAACGTACACTAAGTAGTTTCTCAGAGATTCTTCATTCCGATTTTTGTCTTACAATGACGTGTGTTTCGCCATATCTTTCATAAATTTCGTCAATAAACCACATATGATGGATGTTATCTTTCCATGGAAAGCTCACCTCGTACATACACGGCTTGTCGCCGTACTTTCTCTTCAATGTCTCGCAGTCACCTTCAAGCAACACATCTTTAATATTCTCGGGATAAATCTCTTTTATGAAGATAGTTTTCCCCAATGTATTCTTGGAGGTTTTTCCCACTACACACCGCCGGGAGGGGATGACTTACTCCGCTTCATTTTTGCACTCTTGTGACCTTTGCCGCCGCCTGTGTCTTTATTGTTACCCTTGTTGATCAAATCAGACTTGTTCCTCGGATGCTCTCGGCGCATGCGTGTTTGAAACTCGCCATGATCTAGCTCGGGGTCTTTGCCCTCTTCCATGTCGTCAGCATAGTTGACAAGGCGTGTCACGATTGTGGCATCTGGATACTCTCGCTTCAATTCATCAACCGCTGCAATATTCTTTGGAGAGTCATCGAAGAACAAAATGTCGAGCATGCCAAGGTTAGTAATCTGATCCTCAATCCACGCCTTCTTGTGCTGCGGGTCACTGCTGCCCAGCGTAACTAGGTCGAACATACTGGAGTCAATCTGCAATACATTCTCGATAAAGTCCATGATGTCCTCGCCGGCTGCGGGCGCTCGGGCTGTTAGGATGGCGATCTTACGCCCTGCTCCGTCGCGCTTCTCTGCGTCCACAACCTTCTGCATGATACGTGCCACTTGCTCAATCTGGCGAGGGTTAATCAACTTATCGAACTCGCTAAAATCAAAGACCTCGCCTTCCGTGTTGATGTATTCTCCCGTTGCCGGATTATATTCTGCGACAGGCTCATAGACTGCGTACTCGCTGGGCGATAACTTAAACCCTGTGCCATCGGCGCGTGTTACAAAAACATCTGCATCGGTCACAGCTAGGGTATCGTCAAAGTCGAACACCCGCAACTTAGACTCATTAAGAAAATGGTTCCATGTATCGAGATGCTTCTTCATAAGTTACTCCGTTTCTCTTAGTACCTTTCTTATATTAGCACGGATTTTAGCTTCTGTCAAGGCTTTCTTTAAGTATGCTACTCGCTCGTCCACCGCCGAAGCGCGCTCGGCGCGCCTTCGCAGCAAATCCTCAATCTCTTCTTCGGTAGGTGCGCGTCCATTAAATGCTGCCGTCAATTCTTCGATAGCCTTTTCGCGCTCGGTCATGCGGGGGGCTCCCGCTTCTCGGGGCTCTCCAAGTGTGCCTCTCAGTGTGCCCGCGGGCTCCTTGTAGGTGTCTCTGATCGCCTCGATCTCTTCTGGGGTCATGCGGCGCCCCATCGACTGCTCTTGTCGCTTGACATACATTTCTATGTCCTCTTCTTTGCGCTTAGCCTCTCTCTCGTCTTCTGTTCCAAAAAACTTCTTTGTGATCTCTGGGCTTTTTAGGTGCTCGCCGTTTGCTCCTCTTCTCAAGCTGTGTGGGATGTTGGCGTCAGCCATCCATGCGTCAACATTTCGCCCCCAGCCATTAGGAAGATGGGCGCCTACCTCCCACCGCGATGCGCCCATCCCCTGACTCATTGGCTTTAAGTACTTCTCGATCAAAACCTCTTTCTCGAATTCATTCATCTTTGAGTACACATCGCCATTAGACCACCACTCTACGATAGCACGGTGGTGGCTCTGCTGAATACCCATGGCGTCATAAGCATAGTCTTTCATGATCATTTTACTCAACTCCATCGCATAGTCGGCGCCGAGGTATTCCCTTTTTAACTCCTGTGCGATCTCAAGGTTGGGTGTGAGGGCGAACTCTTGTGTCACTTCCTTGGCTGCTTGCATCACCATGTCAACATGTTTGTCTACAAACTCAACGAAGTGAAACGCGCCTTCTAGCTCCTCTTTGGAGTCTTTGCTCATAGCCACAATCTTGAGCCTGAAAAAGATGGGTTGATTTGCGGATTGTTTAGCCACACTCTCAGCAGTTCCAAATCTTAAGGCGATCTGTACGTCCTTGGCAAAACTAATGCCTTCATATTTGGGCGATGCGTATTTGTCTCCGAAAGGGAGGTCGATCTGTGTCTTTGCATAGCCGTTCGCTGCAGCTTCTAGTTTCTTCAGCCTCTCGGCAAAGAACTTAGCGTAGGATGAGTTGGTGTCAGAACCAACCCACACCCAACTGCCGGACTCTCGCCTACCCGAAAGAGCTTTCGCCATCAAGCCTGCCGGCTCAATATGCCGGGGATTTCTAGCGCCTCCAAATATGTTTGGGTGCTTCGCTAGCCAATACATCTCGCTAGCAGGATACGTCAGATTCAAAGGCATCTCGTAGTCTGAGTTGTGGGCGCCATGACCTAGGTTAAACCAGATCTCTCCTGTCGGATCGTCGTCATCGTCACCGATAATATTAAAGTTCTTGAGCCTGTCTTCAAAGTCTTCGATCTCGTTCTGTGTGTCGTCCCATGCGCTAGGTTTCGCGAAGCCTTCCTCAACCAATTTCCTTCTGACCTTCTCGTAAAACTGATCATACTTGCCGTCGAGATCTCGCATGTGATCCAAGAAGTAGTCGGCATCGTCTGGAGTGGTGCAGTCCTCGCAGTTGAACCGGTAATTGATCTCAAGACCATCCTCCGTATGATTCCAGTCTGTTTCCTCGGGGTATTCGCCAAAGTCCAAGAGGTTTTCAAAGTCCCGGTAGCCCTCATCGTTGTATGATTGGGGAATATCGTATGTCGGGTGAACGTCGTTGCCTTCGCCATCATCACCCCAGCCCAGCGGGATTGTTAGAGTGAGGTCGCCGCTAGCTTGGACCTGCGGTGGGTACTCGGCTTCTTCCCAGTAAACGTCCGCGTAGAAGGACGCATGCTCTAAGTCGTTGGCTGCTTCATTGAGATCTTCTGCTGCGGATTCGTACTCATCGTTCATTTGTTCATTTTCGCTTTCTTCCTCGTCGTCGGCGTCATGATGAACGTCCATCCCATCGTTGTAGGGATCGGGGAGGTCGCCTCCGCGAGCCTCAATCCCGAAAAACATATTGAGGATTTCCCCATCGCGAGTGTCGCCGTAGCTGCCGCCGTGTCGCGTAAGGTAGCTTTTCTCTGGGATGAAATACGTGGTTGCCTCGCCCTTACCAGACTCGGGATCAACGTCACCCAACTCTTGAGCAAACATCTCTTTCTGTTTCTCCCACACATATTCTCTAACCGCACCGACAAAGCCGGGAACGGCGGTGCCGTATGTCCTGCTCTCGGGCGCAGCGAAGGTTAGGCTGTTCGGGTCATCGACATACTTCCTGAGTCTGACGCGAGCCTTTACGCCGATGCCGGGTACATCGCGGTCGTGATCTCTGAAGATTTCTTCGTCGTCGAGGTCGCCAATATCTCTCGGGTCTGGCGCTCGGGTGGCTTCTTTGCTGTGCTTCTCAAGTGCAGCTTTATATTCTTCTTCAGATGTGATTCCTTCCCACGGCTTGAATAAGTCTGGGTGGCTACCGGGACCACGGGCTTCATACTTCTCGTAGTTTTTAACGTACTGCTTGAACAACAATGGGCTGATGTTGAGAGCCTTGGCTTGAGCGAGCAGCATAACTTCTTTAAACTTCTCAGGCTTCGATGCCATCTCAACCTTCTTCTCCATTCCGTTCCACCACTTTGTGCCGGTGTTGGTCCTAGCCCACACCCACAACAACATCAACGCACCCTCGGGTGTCTCGGTGTCGTAGTCCTGACGGATAGCTGTGATTCTCTCAGCTTGTCCTAGCTCCTGATACATCCTGTCGAGTTTCGCAATCGGTCGTTCTCTTTCCTCAGAGGGTTTCAGAAGTTTATTAAGTTCTGCCTCTGTGACTGCGTATGCGATAGGACCGTGACCCTTTGCTTCCGCAACAGCACACTTGAAGTAGTCGCTGCCCTCGCTGTGGCATGAGTGAATGTTACTAATGTCGCTCATGCGCAGCACGTCGATAGGGTGACGTGACAGAATAACGTGCATGTCCTCACGGTGGTGCGTTTGCCCTTCGTCGGACAGTCCTGTTTGGATTTTCTTATGGTTCTGATCTTTTGTGTAATGTGTCTGGTTCTTAGTCCACCACTCTGCTGCGCCTGCAGCTAGCTTGCCCTTCTTCTCAAGACCGCCGATGACTTTATTGATTCCCTGCTTCTGAACCTTAGTAATCTTCTCGCCTGCTCTCGGACCTTTCGGGATAACTTGCTCGACTCGGCGCTCAAGTCCAAGGTCGGCTACGTTAATCTCCACCTCGTACTCGCCGCCGCCTTCAGCAGCAAGGCGCTGACGCTTCTGCTTCGCCTTCTTTGTGGGGAACCCCCGCTCGGGTGCATCTGAGGCTTCCCATGCCTTCCACTCTTCTTTGGTTGGCTCCCACTCACCGCCGTCAGGATTGTATACCTGACCGGTTTCTTGACCCTTTTCGTAAGAGTAAATGCTCCGCTGACGCTCGCGGGCGCTGTCAGAGATTGGAGGTAGCCAGCCTTCTTCCTTGATTGCTCGCAGGATCGACTTGAGCATACGGGTGTCGTGGCTGTCCATGGGGAGAGCCACGCGCATATTGTCGCCGAAGATCTCATCGAAATCGTAGGGAAGCCCGTCAGTGTCCCGCATCCAATCATAGATCTTCTCAGCGGCATTCTTTGAGATCTCATTCATGATCTCACGGCGCTCGATGAGTGTCAGGGGCTTTGTGCTTTGTGTGAACTTCTTCCAGTTCTCTAAAATAGTTTTGTATTCCATCATGTTCCTGCCTTAATTAATATGTGTTCTGTTCTCCATCCTCAAACGTAATGATCGTTTTGTTAGATGGGTGAGGCTCTACATGAACCTTTAAGAAGTCGCCAAGCGAATCGAAGATAGCGATGCCGCCTCTGGGTGGTGGGTAGAGCCAGTGAATGATGCAGTGACCAGACGCAAGCTCCACGCCCTCGATGACTACGCCTTCGCCTGATACTCCTGTCTCGTCGCTCTGTCGGCAGACTGTAAAAGTCCTGATACCTCTTGGCGCTAGTTTCGGTGGCGGCTTGGGCTTGAGACTTTCATCTATCTCACCCAACTCGTCAACGGTCACCATCGCAATAGTATTGTCTGTTGTTTCATTCATTCTATGCATCCCCCACGGGAGTCAACCCCTTCATTAGTTGTGCTTCATATTCATCGGTAATCGACTTCATGATCGCTTTCTCTGCTTCTTTCATCTCTTCCATATGGTTCCACAATAAAACATTTTCATCTTTTACTGCATCTAGCTGATCAGACAGCTTCTTGTTGTGTACTTTAAGTAACTCAACAGTGTATCTTAATTCGTGGTTCGTCCGATGGAGAGAGGATTTCGATGTTCCCGCTCTCAAGACTTTCCGTAAAATCGCGGACATTGATTGTGTGACGCTTTTTGCCATTTCTGTTCCCCATTGAAAAAATCTCATAATAGTATTCCCTTTGCATGTCGTCATGCCTGTGTTCTGTAAAACCTACCCAGAATTTATCCACCACGACGTGCATGTTGTGACCGATCATTACCAACGAACCAATCATGTTGTCGTCTCGGTTGGGACACCCCACCGGACAATGCTTAGTCCCTTGATTTTCGCCATGTCTTTTACCAAGTATCTTTTAACCCAATACGTCGGTCGCAACTCAGAGTTAAGCTCAAACTTAATAATATATCGGTTGAACCAATACTGGTCGGTTGCTCTGGCTCGGCTCTGAGCGCCGGCACGGGCAGGATCTGTAACGGTTGTAACGCGCTCGATTGCACGCATGTCATCAATCGTCTGGTCTTTGTTACCGCCCTTCTCCTTACTAATACGAACATCCACCTCGACCTCATACGTGCGCTGAATGTAGGTCGGATCTTTAGTGGCTGCCTCTTTAAGAGCGGCGAACCATTTGTCTGTTGCTGTTTGTGAACTCATCATTATAAATAGTTTGTTAAAGGGTTAAAGGCGGTTTAGCAGCAAAGCAGTATCTTTCCAAGAGGTGACGCTGTGAACGTGTCCATTGGGTCGCTTTTCTACCAGTTGTGCGATTGCATAATCGTTGCCGGGAAATTCTGTTCTATCTCCTACAAAATGTATTGTAACATCTTTCGGCAAATCTTTAAAATGTTCCCGAATCACCTGTGACTTGTCGCACCCTTTGGCAAAAATATCGATGCTTACTGCGCCACCAATCACGAAGTCCAACTTGGGATATTTGGCTTGTAGCATAGCCACAATCTCTTCTCTCTCCTTGTGCTCGGCATCGTACTGTGTATAGGCTTTGCGTTGCTTCTGGGTCGCTTTACCGCCTACAATCGAGAAGTTGATCATGCCAGTTCGCTCAGAAGCATGTTCACCGGTCTTGACGGGGTACTTAGAATCCGTGACGATTTTTGCCAATGTCGGAAACAACTTCTTTGGCGCGGTAAATTTGTTTTCATACCCGAAGAACCATGCTCGCGATTCATCGCGTTTGTTTTTGTAATACACGTTGCCCATACATGCAAAGACTCCAGCTATGCCCTCCATAACATCACCGCCTAGCTGCTCGCATAGGCGTATGAAGCTACCGCCAGAAACTAAATAAACCTCTTTGTTTTCAATCCATTTCAAGAAATCTTTGCGAAATTCTGGGGAAGCTGTTTGCTTTGGTGGTGTCAATGTCCCATCAACATCGAACAAGTAGAGGCATCTCAAGGTTAATCATTCCCCCGATTGTAGTCATCCTGCAAGCGCACTACATCATCAATCTCCGGAGTGCTGACCTCGATTAGTGTCACGTCTTCTTTGTCGGCGCAATAACGATGAATCATTCCGCTTCCGATGTGCTGGCTGTCTCCCTCATTTAGTACCACCTTGATTCCAGTCTCCGTCTTGACGTGCTGGTGGTGCGGTCCTATCTCTAGCAACAGCGATCCCTTGAGGACATATATAGTCTCGTCCTTTACGACATGATACTGAAGGGAGAGTCTATGCCCTGCATTGATGTGCAGAATCTTTCCCAAATAGTTGTCGGTGATTGCCCAACGATCTTCATAGCCCCAAGGCTTATCTACTCTCATACTATCTCCAAAATAGCTGCACACCCATAATGCAGCAGGACAAGCCGATGCAGATCATCGTCTTGGTTGTGAACATGCTTTCGTTCAAAAGCAAGTAGGTTAATATTGGGAACACAAAATACGATGCTGCGAAGCCCATGAATCTGCCCGACCATGCCTCTCCAGTCTCTTCAAAGATATAGCGTGTCGCCATCCAGAAACTGAGCCCAACAGGGATAGAGTAGATGCCAACAGCAAGCAAAGGCTTGTCCTTCCACCATTCCCACGCAAACTGAGAGTTTAGCTGAAACCATGCACAGATGTGTCCAACGATAAAAAAGCAAATGCCGTAGAAAAAGTTAATGTTAGGCATTGTTGCTCCATTTCAAATACTTGTATAGTGCGCTCGTAACCATCGAGTGCCACAGCTTGTCGTCGATTGGAATCTGAAAGTCTGAAGCTATCTCTAAGCCCTTCTCCCATGCCATCACCTCTTCTCTGAGGGTATCGATCTTGTGTGCTCGGGTCGCTCTTTTGCTGTTCAAGACTGCAGCCGGATAGCGACGAGCATGCTCCACCTCGCACTCGCGCAGAAGCACATGCCCTGTCTCATGCAGCAGCATATATAACTGTCTTTCGAGAGTTACACGGTTGTCAACTATAATAAAGTCGCCGGGAATAATGGATCGCTTACTGTGAAATAGTGCGGTTTCGCCGTCGTGTTCAAAAACAACAGGCAACCCATATTCGATATCTAGAAAGACTACAACCCTATCAATGTATTCTCTGATATCACTTTTTTCTTTTTTTGCTGCATTCATGACAGTCTTCATCTTCCAATCCTAGGTGATCTTTCAAGTCGTTGAAGCCACCAATGACTTCTTCATCCCCATTTATATCGCATTTAACAACCAATGGTAAAGTTGGCCAACGATATTTCTTGCCGACAAAAACCTGCATCTCTGGGCTTTTATCCAGAAAGGTTAATGCATACTCATAGCCAGAACGGTCTAGCTGTTTTACAGCTTCGATAGCGTAGGGGTCGTGACCCGTGCCATACACATGATAAAACAAAATAGACATCGTTATCCCTGCAGGAGAGCCTTCGTCTGAATACTAAGTTTGGTCTCGATGGTGCCGATACCGCCCACAACCACAATGTCCAAGCCTCCGTGTCCACGATTCATTTGAATCTTGGTGAACTCTTGGCGCTCATCTAAGCCATCAGGCAGGATGCCTTCTTTGAGCAAAGATGTCGCACGGTGGTCTGGTCTAAGGCACACTACATAGTCTGGGTTGACAACAACCTCGCGCAGCGTCCACTTTCCGCTCTTCTGGGTGGGCTGTTCATACAACTCCACCAGTTTAATTCCTTTCATTTCTCCTCCGGTGTGTAGGGATAGACGTGGGCTTTCTTCACCAACATCCTGCGCCCTTTAATAAAAAGTTTAAGTCCCGCATCGGCTTCTTCCAAGAAGATTCCTGTTGTCGGTGCCTCAGTCACCAAGACGTTCCCAGAGCCCCAGTGCCACAACTGGACATCCTGCGGAATATAGACCAGATCGCCGTGGGCGAACTGTTCGCTATCCGGTTTCTGGTGTTTCGTCTTCATTCATTTTTCCCTGAATAGCGTTGTTGTAACCTGACAGCAGCGAGGCTGCATCCTCAAGCCGCTGGTCGATGCGTGCAAGGCTCTGGCGAGTCTTATCAATAAGTTCCAGAATTTCTTCGCCCTTCAACTGATCCTTTACTGTAACGTCGTCGATATTGGCTACGTGATTGGACAGGAAAAGCAAAGACTTGCCGCTCTCTCTCATAAATTCAGTAATCAAGTCGGGAATGTTCTCCAACTCTTCTGAATAAGTAATGTTAACTCTCATCTATACTCCAATAGATACTGTTGTTAGCTGCCGGAAACGATCATTCCCCAAATGCTATTCATCACCAGCGCAATAGTCAAGCTAACGATTGACCATGTGATCTTGGTGTTTGCTGCCTTCCAAGTCTCTAGCTGTTGGACCCGCGCCTCCAACTGAGCATGGCGGGCATACAAGCCCTGATCGGGGTTGTACATGGCTTCTTTGATCATAGAAATGTCATCAGCCGCTTCACTGATGTCGGACTTGATCCCGTCGATGCCGCTGCTAAGCAGATCGATCTTGGAACTCAAAGTCGCCATCGACTGGTTCAGTTCAAGCATTGTGATCACATTTTCGGAAATATCTGGAGCCATAGTACTTTAATTAGTCCGATGTTTCGATTACCGCGTGACTGGTTGTAAATAAAGTGCCGGCTGCTGATGCTGCATTCTGCAACGCACAACGGGTGACCTTCACAGGGTCAATCACGCCAGACTCTACCATCTTTGTCAGCTTGCCAGTGTGAAAATCCCAGCCCTCATCAGGTGAAGCTGCACGGATCTTATCACAAATCAAATCAGGGCTTTCCCCTGCATTCACTGCCATCTGTCTAAGCGGGGCATGCACTGCAGCCTTTATGATCTCAATCCCACAGCGCTGCTCTTCGTTGTCAGCGTCAATCTTCAATGCTGCTGCTGCGCGAATAAGCGCTACGCCTCCGCCGGGTACAATGCCCTCTTGCTGCGCAGATCTTACTGCCTCTAGCGCATCTTCGATCCGATAACGCTTTTCAGTCATCTCGATCTCGGTGGCTGCGCCCACTCGGATCACAGCAACGCCGCTAGCGAGCCTAGTAATGCGCTCCTGCAGCTTCTCGCATTCGTGAATGGAATCAGTTACCGATAGTTCTGCCTTAAGGTTCTCAATCTGTTCCTCGATCTTGGCATAGTCGCCTTCACCGCCGGCAACAGTCGTGCCGCCCTTGGTAATCTCGATAGTCTTGCAAGAGCCTAAGTGCTCCAAGGTTACTCCCTCCGGAGACAAGCCCTTGGAAATAGTAATGAAGGTCGCGCCTACAGATAGTGCCAAGTCCTGCATGATGTTTAGCCGATCCTCGCCATAGCGGGGTGCCTTCACTGCTGCAACCTTGATTCCTGAGTTCATTTCCTGACGGCGAATAGCGTTCATGACCAACGCAGCCAATGCCTGACCCTCTACTTCGTCTGCAACAACAATCAATGGACGGCTGCTGCGGTCTGCGATCTCAAGCACAGGCAACAACTCATCCACTCGCTCAATCTTGGCATCGGTTACCATAATAAGTGGATTTTCATATCGAACTTGCCTGCGGCGAGAGTCTGTGATGAAAGCGGTGGCTACATATCCAGAAGCAAATCGGAAGCCTTCAATCAGATCCAAGCTTGTCTCTAAGCTCCGCGCTTCTTCGACAGTCACAGCCCCATCTTTGCCGGCGCTATCGACTGCAGTTGCCACCAGTTCGCCCAACGTGCGATCATTGTTGGCAGAAATGGTCGCGACGTGAGCAATATCTTCCTTGCTCTTAATCGGCTGAGCCATGTCCTGAAGGTTAATAACTACTGCAGCTACTGCCTTGTCCATACCGCGCTTCAACTCAATTGGCGACATGCCTGAGGCAAGATAGCGCTGAGATTGTTCTAGAATCTCACGCGCAAGAACAGTTGCAGTTGTAGTCCCATCGCCGGCTGAAGAATTTGTTTGTGAAGACGCTTGTTTAATGATCTGCGCTCCAACATTCTCAAACGGATCGTCCAGTTCTACGTGTTTCGCTACAGTCACGCCATCCTTGGTGATGATGGGGGTGCCGCCGGCGGTCTGTAGGATTACATTCCTGCCTCTCGGTCCCAAAGTTGCTGCTGTATAATCAGCCAGCAGGTTTACGCCATTCATAATCTTCTGGCTTAAGCCCACACCATTGTTGTACTCTTTAGACAATACACACCTCTTGTTTATATTCTATATTATAACCCAACTTAGCAGGGTTGTCAAATGTTATTATTCACTATCGGAAGAAATATCTTCTTCAAGCGACTGCTTAACCACCTCTGCATCACTCATCGCTTCTTGACCGTGAGTAATCGCGGTACTGCGCTGGCGTGATGAAAAGTATTCACCGATATTTGTGGTGAGGTTCTGTACACCGTCAAGAAGGTTTGCAACGCGACCCTCAAGGGTCTTCGCATAGATCTCAGCGATGGCATCAAATCTTGACGCTGTGAAGTCTAGACTCCCATGACCTTGCAGGTTAATAGTGCCGCCTAGATTTTGAATCATCTTGAAGGACACTTCCCACTGTGAAGGATCATCCGCTCGACCCTCTGCCAACACGCGCTCTTCTTCCATAAGGATTTTTTCACGCTGGTAGAAGGTTAATGATTCAGACAATTCCATTGGCTCTTCTTCTTCTGCGGGAACATCTGGTGGGATGTCACCATCGCGAGCAGCATCAGCTATCGATTTGTGGAGCATCCCTCGCTTAGTGTAGCCGGGAGCCTGTGTGATGATAGCCGCGATTTGTGCCCTGTCTCCTGACTTGATGGCAGCGTTAAGCTCATCGAGAGAAACGTCGCCCAGCAGCATGCGAGTCTTCTTAGAGCCTCCAGCGATGAATTCTGGCAAGTTCTCTCTCGTAATGTCGAACTCCCAGATCTCTAGCGCGCCAACAGCGCCGGACTCTTCCTTTGTTTTATATGCCACAAGGTATTTGATGGCAGGCTCGCCACGTACGAACAAAAAGTCCACAAGGTTAGTAAAGCTTCCTTTAACACCCGTGCTCTTACCCAGCAGCTTGAGGCTCACTGGAATGTTCTTGCCGCCATACTGACTGAAGGCAACGAAGTCTTCAATGGGCAGTGTGCCCTTGACTCGTCCAGCCTCCTGATGCCCGCCGGTTAGCGCAGCCATGAACGCTTCAAATACGAAGCCGGCTGATGACTCATTGAAGTGGTTCATTGCAGCTTTAAGGCTCTCGATAATAATCATTGTGTTGATGATAACTCGGGGGCTGGTCCTGCGCTTCGCCTTCGCTGGGTCGAGGAATTCGTTAAGGTATTGGATTCGACCTGCGATAGAAGTGCCGCCGCGAACAACCTTAAAGATATTGTTTACCTGTTCCCGATCCATGTGTTCTGGGTTTCCCCATGCCTCGGTGGGCGTGTACTTGGGAAGTGATAGCACAAACTTTTGACCAGCAGTCTGCTCTTCGTTCATCCGCTCCATTCCTCGGGCGGTCTGCATTGTCTGTTGACTAAGCAAAGCCTTTAGCTCATCTCCGTCCATGCCACTGTCTGCCAATAGACGAATAGCCTCCATCATATCGGAGTCTACACCCACAAGCAGAAGCTGACGATAAATCGCGCTCCATTGTTCAGGAGTTAGGCGACCTTCATTCATAGCCATCTGCGGACTTCCCTTGTCCCCAAGACCCTGTGGGTTTGAGAAGTGAAGCATCACGGAGTCCACCATCGCAACGTCAGGTTCGCCCATGATCTCTGCGACGACGCGCTCGATTGTTGCACGGTCGCCCTCCATGCCAACTGGCACATGAGTGGCAATCATCTCAGGGTTAATGTTCTGATCAAACCCTGCGGGATCTGAAGCCGCTGCGATATCGGGATATGAATCTCCGATAGTCTCTTCGATCATCTCGACCAACATCTCTAAGTTTAATGCTGGCGCCTTTGCTGTATTGAAATACTGCTCAACTAGCAGGTCTAAATCTTTCTTGCTCATGCTCTAATTAGTCTCCGATTTCTTCTTTTGCTTCATCAAGTAGCTTACAAATGTCTAAACCTGCACAATCAATCTTGCGGCTGGTCAAGTGATAGTGGCTGACGAATCCCTTGAAGGTACCTCGGGAAGCTTTGCTGTCAACTGTTGTACTGGTTCCGTGCTCATCTTCCGGTGTCTCCAACGGGATGCCGATGCCCTTGTGGATAGCTTTCCACAACGCTTTCAGTGCTTCAATCTGTACCGGATAAAAGTCGGTGAAAGGCTTGAGCTTGCTGCCGTGAACCCATGCGCCGTCCTGTATGGGTCGCTCGCCAAAACCATTCTTCTTATACCAAGCTTGATACTTAGGGTAGTACGCATTGCTGATCTCGACACCGACAGACCTATGGTTGACCTTGCCGATGCCCGCGTGCCATGCGCCGTGTTGCGTATCTAATAGCTGATAGATCGTGCCATCGTTATCGATGCAGAAGTGTACCGAAATGCCGCGACGGGCTAATACGTTTGCACAGGACTCTGAAGACAGACAGACATCCCAATGATTGACGAACATGGTCGGCTCGCGATCTGGCTTGCCGGCATAACTATAATAAGTGCCTCTCTTTGTTCCCAGTCCATCCGGGTCATCCCAGAGTACTACCTTCTGCCAGTCAATCTCCAAGAACTTGCCATTATGAACGATGTATTTCTTATCATCACAGCCATCATCTCCCCTTAAGTAAGGAGAACTGTATGGAATATGGTCAGAGATATCAGCTTCGCGCTCAGTCCAGACACGCCGGAAGGTCATTGGTCCAACCAGACCATCCGCTGTGAGTCCGTTATCTTTCTGCCATTTCTTAATAGCAGCAACTAGATCATCATCATTGTAGTCACAGCCAAACCACGAAGGCTCCCAGCCTAGGGAGTCTTGCGAAGACTTGTTGTAGAATACCTTGTCCATTCAAAACCTCAAACAATAATGTCCGCGATACCGTACTCAACCGCTTCTGTGGCTGAGAGATATACATTGACCTTTCTCTCCAACAATCTCTTAAGAGTTCGCTTGGTTAGGTTAGTCTCTCGGACGAGGGCATTGACATAGTTTTCTTGAGAGTTTCTAATCTCGTCCATTTCATTTTCTAGATTATGGAGCGAGCCATGGTTTCCGCCGATGACCGAATGGATCATTACACGGCAGTTGGCACCGATCTTGCGCTTGCCCTTGGAGCCGGCTGCTAGCAATAGAACGCCAGCAGACATCACCTTTCCTAATCCGAATGTGTGGATCTCGCAATCCTTCTGGATCATACGCATTACATCGTAGAGAGCGAACATATCGTCGGCGCTGCCGCCGTACGTGGAGATGATAAACTCCATTGGCTCCCATTCTTCCTGTCCCTCTTCCCCAGACTTGCCTGAGTTGTGGAGGACCAGCAAGCCGCTTAGGGTCTCGCGGGACTTGCGTTCATCGATGTCTCCGTAAAGACCTACGACGCGCATCTCCTCATCGGGCTCCATGCCCAAGGCAGCGGCTAGCTGCTCTGCGGTCAGGTCATTGCCTGACTCCTCTTCTTCTTCTTCTTTCTTCTCTGCTTCTTTTTTGGGCGACATCAACATTATAACTTCCTTCTGTTTTCTTCAAAATGCTTGACCGCTCCCTCCCAATCAGAAAACTTTACGAACTGTTTCCTATATGTGGTCGGGAAGCTGGCTAAGTAATTATCTATTGCTGCCTTTTTCCACCGACCAAATTCGTAATCATCCATATTTTTTTGGCGGATAATGGTAGCTTTATCTTCTGCATCTTCTAACTTCTTATACTTCAATGCTCTGAAGAACTCTATGTCTTCGGTCGCTGATATCATCAACTTTAATGATTGTAGTCCGACTCTTTCGACGAACATACCCATCCGACCTACGGTCATTAGGTTCGTTATAGCACAGCCTACCAGATACCCGATAAGTCCGCCTAGTGCATACTCCATTGCAACTCCATTTTTAAATACAACACTACCCTATAGCATACACTATAGGGCAGCAGTGTTAAAGCAAAATAATATTATTAGTTTTTGGCATTTCAGCCCTTGCGGGACTTACTTGCCGCTACAAGGCGCTTCGCAACTCGGCGGGCTACCTCATTAATCATTGCCTCGTCTTCAGCGATAGAGACGCCAGCATCTGCAAGCTCTTGCATAAGGGGCTCTTCCTCTTCTGGGGGAAGTTCTTCATCACCTGCGACTGGTGCCATTTCTTCGCCGTCGAGTTCTTCCTCTTCCTCACCACCTTCCATACTGACATCTGCGCCCTGCTTCTGCAGTGCTGCTACAATGTCGGAAACTAGCTCGGTCGGATCGACCTCAACAGTCTCGCCCATTTCTTCTTCGGGCATCTCTTCATCTGGTCCTTCGTCGCCGGGGAATTCTTCTTCTCCAGCCATGGGATCGGGACCACCTAGTTCCATTTCTTCTTCACCTAACTCAGTCAAAAACTGATCGGTAAACTTTGATTCAATTTCAGCTAGCCGCATAAACCTGCGAGTAACTGACTCTTTTAAAATTAGCTTCTTTTTGCTCATCTCGTATAATCTCCTAATAATATATTATATGAAGGCTTCGATAATAAATAGTCTATTCAATGTTAAACGGCGTCATCTATTAAATAAAAAGTCTTTCAAGTATTTAGCGCGGAGAGAGATCTTCTCTAAAGCACGCTTCTCGACCTGCTGTATTCTGGCTGGCGTGTACTTTAATCTTTTGCCGACCTCTTCCAAAGTCATGTTACCATGTTTATAAACTGCCACTAAGGTACAGTTCAGGTCGCCTGTATAATCTATCCATAATCGACATTCTTTCTGTTTGCATTTTTTATTTTTTTGGAGACACGTTCTTGCGCAGCGCCTCATCTCGCCTCATCCATCACATTTGCTGACGCAATCATGGCAGCATGAATCTTGGAGATTTCTTCGTATCCTTTTATCACAGTTACATGGTCACAGCGGAACCACCCATCCTCTATCTCCGGAGGCAGGGGTGTCGTAAACTTCACCTTATGCCAACGCCACGGAGGTAGGGCGCTGGTGCGCCGTAGTTCTGATTCCACAATAATCCCATAATAGCCCGGGCTGCTCTTGCGATTCCACAACACGATGTTTCCTAATTCATAACTCATTGTGCTCCTCTTCGATCATGTCGAATATGTTTTCTATCTCATTTGAGTCGAGAGCGAAATGCTCTGTAAGTTTCTTGCCTTGAGCGCTCAGCTTCTTAGACTTTGCATTCTTCAGCTTGCTGTGCTTGCTCTTCTCAGACTTTAATGTTCCCAAAAACTGCATAAATTCTGGCGACTGGTTTACATAAGCATCAATACAGCCACGAAAGAAATCTGACTGACTGATTCCATCATAGTGTAGTCGGATGCGCAAATCAGCATGAACCTTGTCGTTCTCTCTGAAAACCACTCGCTTGTTATAAAATTCATCTGACATTGCTTAGCCCTAGGATATGAGTGCCCGACTCAGATATACCAGCAGCCGTTTGTCGTGTGAACTTAGCCCGTGCCTGAAGTTCCGCAAGGGTGCGGGCGCCTGAATAAGAAAGCCCGCTTCTGATTCCGTTGTCTAGTTCGCCAAGCACGTCGTCCACTGAGCCTTTCATCGGAATGGTAGCTGACACGCCCTCCAGTGACGATGCGCTGCCGCGCCAATCCTGCTGTGCTTCTTCCGATGCCATGCCTCGATAAGTCTTGTGTGCTACGCCATCGATGTGTACGACCTCGGTGCCACATGATTCTCGGGTGCCGGCTAGCATAGAGCCCAACATCACAGCATCGGCGCCTGCAGCCAGTGCCTTAACAGCGTCACCACTGTTACGAATTCCTCCGTCAGCAATGATCGCGGCGTCCATGCCAGTCTTAGCGCAGTCCATGATGGTCTGCAGCCCGGGCACACCATGACCAGTTTGAATTCTAGTAGAACAAATCGAGCCACCACCAATGTTGCATCTGATGGAGTTTGCACCCCACTCGGCTAGCGCGTTAAAGCCCTCAAGTGTAGCCACGTTACCCGCCATAATATGTACAGTATCGCCAAACGTATCTTTTAGCTGCTTTATAGCTGCCTCCATCAAGGAGTGGTGACCGTGAGCAACATCAATACATAAGATTTCTGCGCCCATGGCTACCACTGACCTTGCTCTGTCGTGGAAATCGCCGGTGACGCCGATGGCTGCTGCTTTAGTTCCATGCTTCTGCTGCCTGATAAGCTTGGCTTGTTTGTCAATCGAACAATAGCGGTGGATAACTCCCAAGCCGCCGGCTAAGCCCATGCGGGAAGCCATCAATGCTTCAGTAACCGTATCCATGGGAGACGAAATGACTGGTAAATCCAGTCTAAAAGAACCCAGCATGGTGCCGATGTCAATCTCTTTCCTGCTACGGATATCAGAGTACTGAGGTACCAGCAAAACATCATCGTAGCTGAGGCTTACCATGGTTTTCATTATAGTTCTCCCTTTTCATACTTCTCAACCAGTCGTTGTGCTGCCGACCAACAGTCAGGACAATACAGGCGAATGATCTTCTTCTGCTCCCTGACTACTATGTTCCACGATGCCAGCATCTCGCGATTCTGCTTGTCGAACTCGGCTTCGCACATTAGGCATGCCTCTGGGAGTTTAGTATAAAACTCCATCTTTTCTGCGAGATCGGGGCTACCACCCTTGCGCTCTGCTGCAGCCATGCCTCGTCGCTGCTTACGGTTCACGCCTTCTCCATGGTAAAGGCGCTTGGGTTGCCCCAAGCATCGCGATTTGTATTCTCAAACACCACGACTGCCGAAGGGAAAGGGGCGGCGTTGGTGGCGTCACCAAACTTGAGCCTGCCCTTCACAAAATGAATCTCTTTCGCCTTCATCACATAGTCGTGCCAATACCGTGTATCAGTACGAGCCGGAATCAGCATGACAACACGGGTGTGCTGCTTCTGGGATTCAGCATATGCCTTAGCGATCCACTGGTCGATCCCTCGACCATATGGAGGATTGATAAAAACAATGTGCCCTCCCCAATCCTTGACAAGTCCATTCTCTGCTTCTGTGTAGAAGTTGGCGCACTTAGTATTGTGGATTGTCGCGCATGGGTCGAGATCGAACGGACCAAAGCGCCAGTTCAGCTTATCAAAGAAGTCCTGTGGGGTTGCCCACTCGCCTGTCTTGGATGAAAATAATGTTTGTTGTGTTGCTGTGTTCACTTCATGTCCTTTCGTGCTTTGCCCACTTTGAAACAAATTCTTCAAAGCTTGAGTAAGCACAATAATAGTTTTTATCTGAGTTAAAAACGATACAACACACGTTGTTGTAGAGTTTCAGATCTTTTTCAAGGTATTCGCAAAATTTGGAAATCTTGGTTAGCTTCTTTTCCCGAGCAACGTCGGTGCCGTCGAAGTCATCCTCTACTACAAGGAGATAGCCGAGGTTAATGTCCTTGTTAACGTGGCGAAGATCCGTAGCAACTCCGATGGCTTCTTCAACGCGGTTAGAAAAGCATTTGCCCATCTTTGACATGACAATACTCTTGAGTTCTATCGCATTGCTAAAAGTGGCGCCCGTGCCGTATGCTAGATCCCAACGCTTGTTCAAAAATGCGCCGCGAATTGTGGCGCGATGCTTTTGTTCAACAACGAAGGGCGAAGGAACCGCACGAATCAACGCATCGGTGAAGCCATCCATGTGCCTGTCTGCTTTCTTGACATCGCGCTGGTTGCCCTCATATGAGTAAATAGTGTGATAATAGTGCTCAATGGCTTCATATAACTCACTCATCGTAGCCATTTGGCGCCTTTGCTTCCTATTCACCGGTACTTCCTAGTGCGCCGTCACCACGGTCGCTAATTGTTATTGGATACCAACCATATAAATCATTGTCACCTTGCCTCTCCATGGCGCGGAAGTGTACAACCGGCGTCATAACAACTTGAGCAATCTTTGCATGTGCATCAATAACTTGTGTTTTAGTTCCAACGTTATGAAGGTTAATAAATACCTCTCCGTCATAACCCGAATCAATGACACACGCTCCCACGATAAGACTGCGCTTTGCAGCCATGCCAGAGCGGTTCTTCACTTCCAGCATATAGCCGTGTGGGATTCCAAACCTGATCCCTGTGGGCAGGACGGCGCTAGTACCCGGGGCAATAGTGATAGCCGTGTTGTCAGCAGGACTGAAATGAACATCCAGTCCCGCATCGCTTGGGTTTGCCCGAGAAGGCGGGTGTACGTTAAAGTGTGTACGGCACCATTCGATCATCATTATTCGCTCCCAATATCAGGGTTTGCAGCAGTGGAAAGAACACTGTAAGTTTCATAAAGCTCGTCAAGATCGACTTCCCCCTTCATCAAACGGTATGCCTTTACAGCAACGCTCATTTCATCACGGGTGAGCCACCCTTGGCGCTTGTAATCGTTTCGGAGGTCACGGCGGTGTTCCTTGTATGGTTCCATCGCATCCTCGATCTCTTTAAGAGAGCGAATATATTCTACGATATAACGCTGGCGGCGGGCTTCTTGCTTAGACAAGACGGACTTGGCTTCGGTACTCATTATTTCTCCTTGTAGTCAATGAGTTATATGTATATAATAGCAGTTTATAGCGCTGCTGTCAACCTATTTCTGATCATTTTTATCAAAGTTTCGGGATCTATAGTTTTGAAACTCGATTATGTTGTCGCGTAGAAAATCATCTGGACAACGCAGATACGCTTGTTCGTATTCTTCCATCATTTCATGCATTAATCGTTCTGTACGCTTATTGCGTTGGCGTGCCAGAAGCAGAGTCGCCAAGAAAAAGATAGAAAAGACTACAAAAAATGAACTTAGGACTATTATGATAGCTGTATCCATGCTCTAACTAGTTGGTTTTATTCAAATTTGATATCTACGTTGATATCAACGTTAAACTTTGGCATGCCAATGCTGGTAGCTAGACCGTGCTCTAAACACTCGTCTGCGTCCAAATACCAGTCGGCGTGACCCTTATCGTGAATCATTTTCAAAAAATAGGTTTTACTTTTGCCGCAATTTGCAGCCATCATGTAATAAACCTTCTTCTGTAGCCTCTCACATTCCTTAGCATCTGCCTTGATCTCTTCGACCTTCCCCCATGCGCCAGTTGATATGTCATGAATCATAACGGTGGCGTGAGGGTCCATGTACCGCATGCCCTTGTTTCCAAAGCTCATGAGGATGGCGCCGCAGGACATAGCCTTCCCCTGAACAATGGTAGCTACTGGTAGTACAGAGTTCTGGATATCTGAAATCATAGAGAGGAGGCTGTATACCTGCCCGCCATAAGAATCGATAATAACAGGAACCACAGGCTGACCAGTGTTGTGTGCCTTCGCCATTTTCTCGGAGAAGTCTTTTGCTGTAACCTCGTTGAAGTTCCGAACCCTGATGACAACCGGGAAGTCATCTCTCAAGTCGTAGTCCTTCAACAGAGGACTAGCGTTAATAATGTGCTTCATTGTTTATCCCAATAGTTTAAAGTTATGGTGGATTGAGCGGGTACTAAAGCCCCACTTAGGATCGTATTCAAGGCGTGCCATGTATGGACGATTGATTTGTACGTTGTCTCCGCGCTCGGGCTTGACGCCCCAGCACTTGATCTTAGTAGTCTTGCTAGTGGAGTCGATCACTTCTACGATCCAATATACCTTGCCGTGCTTAGTCTTGCGCGGAACAATCTTGCGTGGCACGAACCATGCCACCTGCAGGGCGGGGTCGAACTCACCGAGTGGCGGCACAAACCTCTCCTCCAGCCGCCGGCGAACGTTCTCGTCAAGAACCAAGTCGAATGGGAACACGCCAGTCAAGTCAACCTTATACTGAATCAACTCCTCTTCGCTGAAGTTTCCTTCGGGAGCGTATGTCTCGATATTATCTGCGAAGCGCTTCTTGTTCTTCGGACGGTCAACAGCAACTGCCGACCAGAAGTGCTTGAGCCCAGAGAAGCGGTCATCCATGAGACTGTTCAGAGCCTGACAACGAATAAGAACATCGAGTGCCTTCTTGTTCAGCTTTGAGTACGTGATGTTCTCATTGAACAGGAAGTCTTCAATCTCACTGAACGGACGATTGGCAATCACCTGTGCAATAGCAGCATCACCCAAGCCCTTAACCGAAGTCAGAGGCTGAATAAGCGTCTTACCATCATCGCTGATCTCCCAGACGTTACCAGACTTGTTAATGTCCAGTGGAGCAATCTCAAACCCAAAGTTCTTGGCAATGTTGATTGCCTTCTCCTTGCGAGATTCCGGCTCCTTATCCAAGAAGGATGCCATCCACTCAGAAGGATAATAATTCATCAGCCACGCGCATTGGAACGAGAGGACCGAGTACGATATTGCATGCGACTTATTGAAGCCATAACCAGAAAAGTACTCAAAAGTATCCCACAGTCCTTCAGCGTCTGCGAGCTTGATGCCCTTCTCCTGACAACCTTCAACAAACTTTTTATGAATAAGCGCTTTCTTATCATGTTTACCTGTTCCCTTCTTAGTAAGTAGCTTGCGAAGCAAGTTACCTTCATCAAGGGTCAAGTCCTTGCCCAACTTGTGAGCCAGTAGTGCGATCTGCTCTTGGAAGATCAGGAAGCCATAAGTCTCCTGAGTAATCTCTTCCACGATTGGATGCAGGTACTTGACATACTGTGGTGCCTGCTTAGCCTCAACGTAATCCTTATCTACGCCGGCGCTCAATGGACCGGGACGGAAGATTGACGTGATGGCTGAGATGTCAATGATACTTGACGGCTTGGCACGAACACAGAAGTCTTGCGCGCCGTTCTCAGTAAACTGGAACACTCCACCCCACTTGCCGGCGTGAAAGATATTCGTATAAACATTCTGATCATCGAAGTCCATCTTATCCGGGTGAAGGTTAGTATTATAGAAGCTCCGAATCTCATCGAAGGTCGGGTGCTCCGTATCATGGTGGCGCTGCAAGATATGACGAATGGCGCCCTCGATCATTCGGAGTGTGGACAGACCAAGAATATCGAACTTAATGAAGCCCATTGGTTCCAAATGCCGAACGTTCTGCCCCTCTGCCCATGGCGTCTGTCGAACGCCGCCGGAGTTGATCAGCGGCATATACTGGTCAAGGTTTTCAGCAACCACCACGCCGCCTGCATGCCGTGAACAGGAACGAACCTGACCATACAGAGCCTCAACGTGTGTCTTGACGTGCGGGTACTGATTTAGGAACTTTTGTAGCGAGCCGCTGAACTCCATGACCTCTTCAAAGGTAGGAGTGTACACCCCAGCTTTGATACCATGTCGCTGCTTCGCCGGTCCAGTTGCCTCATAGAGCATGGCGCCGGTAACTGCGTTAACCTCTGTGAACTCAATCCCATAGAACTTTGAAATATCCTTGATCAATGAGCGTAGCTGCAACGTGTTCCAGTTGGAGATGGGAGCAACAGTATCTTCACCCCACTCTTCGATCAACTCTTCCTTGAGTGCCATCGGGTCCGATACATCGTAATCAATATCCGGATAGTCAGTGGCATCAGAGCGTAAGAAGCGAGAGAACAGAAGCCCATACTTGATGGGATCAATCTGAGTGATACCCAAGGCATATGCCACAAGCGAGCCGGCAGCAGAGCCGCGACCGGGACCGGTTAGCATCTTTGCGGATGCTTTGTCGGCGATAGCCTTCATGGTCAGAAAGTACTTGCTAAAACCTCGGTCATCGATGACGGATAGCTCACGGGTGAGGCGTTCAATGTATTCGTCATCCTCATGATAGCCGAGAGACTTCAGACCCTCAAAGCTTAGCTTGACCAGTGCATCAGTAGCGGTCAGTCCAGCGGGAACCACGAAGTCAGGAAGTCGTACAGTGTTGTCCGGAAAAAAACTTTCAATGCGGTCGTGAGCAATCTTATACCCAGTTGTGATCGACTTGAGTACCACGTCATCATCGTACTCATAGTCCGCTGCATACTTCTCGTAACTCTCCCACATCTGATCGCCGTTCTTGGGATACAACTCGTATCCAATCTCTTCAACGTCAATCGGGAGTTCGCTGCTCTCGTATGCAGGCTTGCTCTTTCCAAGCCAGCCTAGGCGCTTATAAAGTTCGCGATCCTTCCACGCAGTAGGATTGGGGTAATGACTGTCCGCTGTTGAAACTAAGTCAACGCCAAACTCATTGTGCATTTCAATGATACACTGGTTCAGTGTGTGCTGCTCGGGAACATTGTTCCACTGCAGTTCACCATACCATCGGTCGCCAAAGATCGATTGCATTCGACGAGTAGTCGTCCGCATACGCTCTAGGCACTGTTCTCTGTCAAAGGAGCGACTGCCTTCATCGTCAGTCTCCCAGCTATGCCAGAAATCCTGTGCATAAACTCCGCCCAAGCATGCAGAAGATGCAATGATGCCTTCCGAATACTTTTCAAGCAAAGCATAATCCATTCGGGGATAACGATAAAAGTTTTCACTCTTGTAGCTTTCCGAAATGAGTTTGAAAAGGTTATTAAGTCCGGTCTGATTCTGGACAACGAGGACGAGGTGTGCGCGCAGGCGAAGGACATCCTTCACAGTCTTTTTGCTCGCATCCTCGTCCTCGATAGTCGTACCAGATTGGGACTCTTCCTTTTTGTTCTTGACCTTCGCTCGCGCTTCATCATAATCAGTCCTCCACTCCGAAATAGACGGAATGAAGTAAGCCTCGACACCGAATACAGGCTTGAAGTCTTTACCTTCTGCCTGCATCTTCTTAGCATGCAGAACCTGATGGGCTAGCCCATTCATATTACCATGATCCGTGAGAGCTAGAGCATCACAACCATTCTGGTATGCAAAGTCCATATGCTCCTGTGGATATCCGATAGCATCGAAAATAGAGCCAGCCACGCTGTGAGCGTGTAGGTTTACGAAAGGGATCTTAGATGAAACGCGAGTTGTCATTTATGCTTACGCCTCGTCGATGATGTTGTCAACGAGACGAACGAAATCAGTAGGTCCAAGATCGTTGCCATTGGCACTCTCCTGAATAACGTGATAACGAAGACCGCCAAGGCGCCGATGCAGATGATTAATCTTCTCGCTAAGCGCTGTGACTGTTGCTTCTAGGGTTGTGTTCTTCGCGGATAGCGAAGTCTTTGGTGAGGTTTTGGGTGAGGGCATTTTATTCTCCTTGTTTGATATCCATGCCAATTGGTTTGAGTGTCGAAACCGGTAAAAGATTATCCGGACGCTCGACATTTGTAGCCTCTGGCGAGGCTAAAAACTTACGGTAGTGTTGCCAGTCCTTTATAGAATGAAACCACGGTGCTTCGACTTTATTAGCTCCCTCTATTATAGCAGATTTGAACACAATGTCAAGTGAAAAGTGTCGTGCAGAGTATCTTTTTTCAAGTGGCAGCTTTTTACTGGGGTATTTCTCGTTTTCTTTGGGGGCATACCAGCCGCCCGTTCCTTTGCGCCTGACCTCGCGTCGAAAACGTTTGAAGTCTTCGGCGTCAAAAGTAAAGCTGAGTGGGTGTCCTTCACGAATCGTTTCGCCATTAGTGGTTAAGTAGAACCCTTTGTTTGATGAGATCTCTCTACGATATGATCTTAACACAGTCGGGTCATAAATGCCAGTAGAAAATGCAACAAAATATCGATCAGGAATAATCCACTTGCTCATCTGATTTGAAATGTGATATGCAGAGAGCGCTCCATGGAGTACGCTCCAGCCCTGACAGTCTCTCTTGTCTCTGTCGTTTGGGTGGATAGGCACATAGAAGATTGGAATCGGCTGTTTGCTTTCGCTCGGAAAAGGATCTTGTGTCCGGTTGACCCACACAGGATCTTCAACACAGTCTCCCAGTCGATGTTTAATAATGGGTGCCACGTCATCGTTGCACACAATCCAGATCGTTTCACAGCCTGCGTATGCACACTGCACTACAGCAAGTTCCAATGCTGTATAGTTTTCTGCCACCGGGACCATACAATTCGGCAGCCCAAGGTTAATGTTTGATGCCTGTCCTGCAATCGGGATGATGCCGGCAAGGTGAAACGACTGGCTATTTCCAGTACCAGATTCAATCATGAGTTCAATAAAACTTTAGGTATGTATGGGTTGGCTGGCTTATCATAACCCTCATGTAGCAACTCGGTCAACATTTCGGGTGGGCTGACATCGTGATAAGTGATGTCCGGTTCGGGTCCGTATCCATGCATAGCAATCCTATCTTTTTCACGGCGGTCGAACTCAATCTTCAAAGCATAATGTTTTTGCTTACCCGTCTTGGGACAGATGCCATTCTTAGTACCGCGAATGCCCATTTCACTCATGGCGGCAACAATCGCAAACCTAGCATAAGTGGGAGAATGTTCAAACACATCTACCTGATCCTCGTCTAAATACGAAATAGCACACAAATCTTTCATATCAAGATGGTCACCGTCTAAGCGCTCAGAAGGGTAAAAAATGATTTCACGAACAAAGTCCTGAGAGGGCGTGATGATATGTGTCTCTTTATGTTTCATGCCGGAACGAACATTGAACCAATCCACGATCCTGTAAGTCTCGCAGGCTTTTGTTATAGGAGGCATGCCATCGACCCCAAAATCATTAAATATCCACAAGCTCCCATATTTAACTTTCGTCATTCTGGAGCGATTGCTGCTTGTGATTGTCAGCATGTTTTCTTTGCCTATGCGAACAGCCTGTACATTGTCTGCGAATGGGATCTGACCACCCATCGAGAGTAGCATGTACAGATGGTTCCACAGTTCTATCTGCTTCTTAGTCTTGTTCTTACCGAATCCATACACTGAATAATCTATTTCTTTGTCAAAGTCATCAATTGTTTTAGGTGCAGAATCACCATACCCAATGACAGGGTGCCCTGTATAGAAAGCGTAGATCAAGGCGCTCAAGCTATAGCCTATGATTACGTCATTCCATTGGTACGTGTGTTCTTTCATCCATCCATGAGCGAAGCAAGAACATAGTTCTCCAATATCAGAAGGTACTTCTGTTCATGGAAATCTAGACTCTTAACCATATGTCTTTCAACCGCAATCGTGTCACCTGTCCTGAGAGTTAGGCTGCAGTCTGCTGCCTGCGCCAACACACGATAATAATCGTACTCTTTCGCTGGCGCTTTGTAATCGTCAGGTAGCACAAATCGCTGCTCTTTTTCTGCTGTGGCGCCCAACTCTTCAATCTGAATGTATCGGTTCTTTGGGGTGAGTTTCATGCTTCCTCCTAAATGGTGCATGTGTCGTTGGTACAGAATTTACTTCCTGCACCAGCAGTTTCGGTTTCGATACGCTTAAGCGGCGTAATCTTACTGTTCATTTTTTTATATTCACTCTCGGTGATTGCCTCGTAGGGAGCTTGCTTGTATCCAGTCTCCTTATAAGCGAGGAAAGACACAGCCTTTAATCTCGTCTCGTACATTTCAAGCGCGCTCTTTAAGCCATCGGCTTCGTGCGGCTGAAAGGTTACTGTTACGGAAACAGAGTTATCTGCCCAGAAGTGTTGATATTGTGCTGCAATCTCAAGCTGCTCCCACATCGATACGTCCTTCTTACTCTTTTCAAAGTATGGCTCTTGGACCGGAAACTCCACAACTGTAGTGTTCGGTGAGTAGGCGTCAGGCTCCATTTTGTAACCCGCCTTACTCAATGGCTCAAGCAGATCTGAAGTGTTAGAAAAACGAATCCTGCGAATGTAGTACTCTGACTCAGGGAAGTGAATCCCCGGGGTGCTGCCATTAAGAAGAGAAACCGTGCCGCTTGGCTTGATACTCGTCATGCGTACAGAGCGCGGAATACAAAGCCAGTTTGAATATTCTTCGTCCAAGTCCTGCACACGATCATAAGCCTTGTCGCACCATTCATAAATCTCGCGGCGTCCATGCTTGGAGAACGCCTGTACCACACCAGACTGTGACAATCCAATCCGGCGGTTCTTAAGCATGATTGCATTTGTCTCTGGCCAATGTGTGTTGACCAGCGTGACGGTCTTACCGTAGAGGTATGCGATCTTTAATGTTTTTAGATAATCATCATAGTTTTCGTGCTTAGCTGGGTATGTCTCAACCAAGCAGCAAAGCTCGGCGTCCTCAAGCTGTTGTTCTACGCAAGGGTTGAACCCCATAACATGACGATCATCATCACGCGGATCGTCCTTAAACCTGCCGCGTGTACGTGCGTTGTTCAGCCAGATGTATCCCGGCTCTCCGTTCTTCTGGCTCTGTGCTGCATGCCAAGAATAGTCCATGCCAACTACAGCCTCAAAGGAGTTGTTAGAGCCCCAGCGATGAGAATAAAGCTTCTCCTGATCGTTCTTCATGGACAAGTATTCCTTATCATCGTGTGCTCCCAAAGCGAGCGCGGCAGATCGACGCACATTGCCAGCGACAACACACTTACCAATAAGATTCTCTGTGTCTACAATATCCACAGAAGATGCAGCTTCGCCAATGCGAGTATCATACAACTCCTTAAGGTTATTATGTAGAAGCAGCAGGGGTTCATGCCCTGCGGAGGTTCCGCCGAAGCCTTTGATTTGGGCGCCCATGGGTCGGATGGCACTATAATCAAATCGGGGCACATCGCTGCCGAAGTAGTAGCCATCAAGCAGCATGCGGACAGAGTGGACCCAACCTTCGCGGCTGTCATCGATAACATGAACATCATCAACCCACTTTGGATCGCGGATCACTGCTGTGCCGGCGCCCTTCGTGTCGAAGCCGACGCCGATGCCCACCATCAGCGCATCCATAATCCAAGCAAAAAGATATCCGCCCTTGCTGCTCAAGTCCTTTGTAGAGCGGAAAGCGCAGTTGAACAAGCCGGCGCCGGTACGCTCTTGTACGAACTTGGTGCCCATCATCCACAGACCGCGCCCGGGTGGCGACCATTTCAGAGTAAAGAGGCGATCATAGGCATCCTTTGCTGTACGCTGTGCCTTTGCGTCGTTCCACTCAAGCCCTAGTCGGGCAACGTGTTGCTTCTGAATGTCGAACATTCCTTCGATAACGCGGCGGCAGGTCTGATGCCACTCCTCTGTGCCTGCTGCTGCAGGGTCATGCTCCTCTAGCCTTCGCGAGTACGTTCGCTTGAAGGTCACATATCCTAGTGGACCCCATGGTACCTGCCGATCACGATAGTTGTCAAGAAATGACTCTGATAATCTAAATCGACGCACCGAAGGGTCGCGTTCCTGTTGTTCATACATTGTTACTTTTACTCCTGTTTTTTTCTTTATAATTCTTGTATTTTTCTTTCAAGTTCTCTGCTTGTTTCTTAGCAGAGTTCTCTATAATTTCTCCCGGCGTTTCACCAGTTGGCTCTAGAACCTTAATCTTTACAGACCCCGGGTCCATAAATATTGGATAGACGAGTCCATCTGGTCCATTTCGATTTTTAGCGACGAAAATTCGCCCTGTGTTGTTGTTTTTGTCATCAACGGTTCGCGATACAGAGAAAATAAAGTCTGCCACAAAGCACTTATTGAAAGCTTCGCTGATCGACTCCATTGTAATAACCTCTGCATTCAATCCCGACCTGTTTGTTTGAGATGCGGTCCACACAGGACACTTGTTTTCTTGTGCGATTCCACGTAGCTCTTCATAGATAGATTCCAGTTCATTTCTTTTCTCTTTCTGATATGTAACTGGTCGCAAAAGATCTCCGTAGTCAACTATAATAATATCCGGCTTGATGTCTCGCTTGCGCAGCTTCTCTAAGTGAGTTGATAGCGTGCGCGTGCTAGCAGATTTTGTCGGATACTCTTTAATAATTAGTCTGCCTTCGATCTCTTGGACCGCTTCATACACTAATTCTTTCAATTGAAACAAATCATTTAGCGGTATACCGGTTAGGCAAGAGTCGTAGCGGTTTCCAATAGAAGCTTCAGACAGCTCTAGGGTGTAGTGAACGACCGTTTTGCCATTTTTGATCGCTTGCGCTCCCAAGTGGGTGAGTACCATTGATTTACCAGCGCCAGTCGGGGCAATAACAACCCCTAGTTCACCAGAGCCTAGACCACCCTTGCAAAGATCATCCATTTCGCTCCAACCCATCGAGATCGCATTGCGAGTCTTAAGCTGGAAGCGGGCTTCAAAATCTTTTATGTAATCATGACCAAAGTTGTTGTCACTGCCCAGCTTGAGGGCAGTATTGATTACTGAGCTAATCTCGTCGAATGAAGAACTCTGAAGCAACTTCACAGACTCCATCATTGCTTCTTTAAGCTTCTGCTTTCGGCAGAAGTCTAACGACACTTCTTTAATATATCCGCGACCCTCAACCTCAGAATTGCAAATACGAGCAAAGTAGGCGCGGACCTGCTGCTTGTCGGTTTCTGTCTCATTCTCCAGTTCAGAGCGCAAGACAGTCATCATGATCTTCTGCGTTGGGTGTACGTTGTACTTCTCGCGGTACCCAAATACCTGCTTGACGAAAGCGCGAAGGTATGATAGTTCTAAAAAGTTAATGTCCAGCACCTCAGCGATCTGATCCGCGAACGGACGATCCTCCAAGACAAGTTGACATAGCCCTTCTTGAAAACCTTTTCCGAATTTGCTGAAACTAGGCTGATCTGACATTTCTTTTCCCATGGTAGAGATCATAACTCATTTGTCACTTATTGTCAACCACTATTCGTCTCATACACTGAAATAATGACGACCAATCAAATGTGCCGAAACCATCTTCGATCATCATGCCTTGAACGCCAGTTTTATTAAAAAGTTGTTCTGCGTCTTCGATAGCAAACCGAACCTTGGACTTGCCCTGCGGGGATAGCGATGGCGCATACAACTGCATAAGCTTATAGTTCTGCTCCACCACGGCGCGTCCCTCCAGTATTGAACTGAACGCCTTGAGGTTTGACTCAGCCTCATCGCAGAAATCCATCAGTCGATCAATCGTACAGAACTCCTCATCCGCAAAGAAAGGAAAACGCTTCTTGATTGTACCAAGACCAACGCCATTAATGCCGGGGAGATTGTCTGACGTGTCGCCAGCAATAGCCCGGGCTAGCGCCATGTTGTTCGGGTGAATGCTGTACTCTTCGACCAACCGCTTCGTGTTCATGACCTGCTTCTGAATCGGACGAAGTACTACGGTATTGTCATCACATAGCTGAAAAAAGTCTTTGTCGCTAGAAACGATAACCTTCTGCCAGTCGGCGAAACTGGAAAGCCTAGAGACAAACGCAATAACATCGTCGGCTTCTACTGCCGGAAGCATGGTCTGTGAGATAGGCATTTCGTTCAGGTACTCGATCAAGCGAGTCTGCTGCCATACCTTATTCTTCAACTCTTCATTCTCGGTGAGGGTCCGAATATCACGATTCAAGCGAATGGGCTTGCGACCCTCTTTGTAGCCTTTGTTGACCGCCTTACGCTTTTGAGAGCCGCCAGCGCCATCCCATGCGATCACGATATGATCTGGCTTGGTTTCACGCACCAGCTTCTGAAGGATCTTAAGGAACCCTTTTACTCCACCGATGGGCTGACCGTTGGTGGAGAGGCTAGGGTCTACGATATATGCACGAAAATACATATTTAGTGCGTCAATGATTAATACTCTTGGCTGGCTCATGGCTTATAGACTCCCATCGTCTTGTTGTCAATACTGTAAAATACGCGCTTGACGCCTACATGTCTAAGGACTGCAGCACACATGTCGCAAGGTTTGGAAAGCCTAAGCTCTCCACCCTTACCGATGCGGCAGACGTACATTGTAGCGCCCATTGTTTTCTTGCGGTCCAGACCCAAGACGCAACCTAGCTCTGCATGGTGCGTGGCATGACCGCAGTTTCGCTGGCGAAAGCGATTCCCGAAAGAAGCATGCCTGTTCTTATTCGTGGAAAGTCCAATAATATTGGAGCCTCGCAACAAGAGCGCGCCATGGCGATAGTCTTCGTTACTGGAACTATTTGCCATGCGAGCAGCTAGCACCATATATCTCTTGTGTCGTCCGGACAGCTTCATAAAATAATAAATAAGGGTGCCTTCGGAGAGAGAGTACCCTTCCCGAAGGCGTATTATGTCGCTAATCAGCGATGGCGGCGATGTGCCGGGGCGCGGCGGACCCAACGTCCGGACACCCAATGTCGGTTACGACCGTAACCTACCCAATGACCGGGCGCCCATCGCGCATTGTTATGCGTACGAGCAGCAGGTCGATTAGGTCCAAAGTCGCGACCGTGAACCGGATGCGACCAGTGAGCCCGAAACACACGGGTAGCAGGAACCCACGTCCATGCAACAGTCACAGTAGGATGACCTACTGCGGCAGTAGCACGGGCGTTTGGACAATGCTGGTTGTGTGCGTTGGCAGATTGCGGGACTGCTAATGCAGCCACCGCAGCGAGCGTGATAAGGAATTTCATATTATTTCTCCTTCCTTCTTTGTTGTTCACTATGTTAGACGTATGAGGGCTAAGTTTTATTCACTCTTTTCTTCATTTTCTTCATAAAAATCTGCAGCCTCTCCGATGCGCTTATCGAACTTCATGATGACTTCTTCATCCATGACCTCCATGACGTTCTTGCGGAACTCAGGCTCCTGTAGACGCTCGGTCCACTTGGAGGCTTGGAACTTGGGTCCAACAGCTTCGCCACTTGCATCAAGCAACGAGAACCATGCGCCGGCACGGGCTAGCCGTGGCGAGCCGTTGATTGCATCAAACCAACTTTCCTCGTCTTGGACACCAATAGCGTCACCCCATAAAATACGGAAGTTACACTGGCGACCCTGAGTACCGAAGCGAGACTTTTCAAGCTTCACCTTGACCTCGGAGCCAATGCGGAAGCCCTTATCGTCAGTGACGAAAGACGCTTTTGCCTTGCGACCGGTTAGCCAGATGCGTAGCGAGTACGCATAGATCATAGCCTTGCCGCCGGGAGTCATGTACGGAGTTGTCATAGCCTCGGATGGCGAGCGAGTGATATTGGTCTTAAGCTGGTTAAGAACAAGAAACGTACTCTGCGAGTTGGCGATAGGGACAGTCAGCTTGGACATACCCTTAGCCAGAATGCGAGCCTTCACTGCCATAGATGACAGCGGATTGAAGTCTCCCTCAACATCTGATACAGACGGGGTGAGAGCCAGCGAGTCCCAGATGAATAGCATGCGGTTGTCGTTCGATCCCAATAACTCTTCAATAGTCTCCAGAACAAACTCAACAGAGGTTGCCTGAACATACAAAAGGTTATTAAGATCGCAGCCGGCGCGCTCAAGGAATGTTGGGTCAATAGCAGACTCGCTATCAAAATAGATAACGTCAATACCCATGTCTTGAGCATTGGCTGCAACCTGTGCTGCCATGTAGCTCTTACCGGTCGATTCTAGTCCCGCAATCTCGGTGACCTTACCAACCGGAATGCCAGCCAATCGCCCACGGCATGTAATGGAGTCAAGCCAGCGGGAGCCGGTGCGGATCCATTCCTTCACCTCCGTTGGATTATCTTCCTTAAGGTCGTGGGCTACGTTCTGACCAGCCTTCTTGTTGATTAGATCGCGCATGTCTTTAATGGAAAGCTTGCCAGCCCCATTGGATTTCTTACTTCGTGCCATTCTCAATTTATTCTCCTGAGTTGTGATACTATAGTACCATAGATTGTTTGGTTTGTCGAGAGGTTTTTTTATCTAACTGCAAAGACAGTCCAAGAAACTCCCAGACTTGGATCATCATACATTCTTTCGCCGACTTTATAATGGGTCCGATTTGAATTTGAATATGTCGTACGCACTTTAGTAATTGGGCGAAGGCGGAACTTGATATTGACATTAGGATCAGTGATATAATATTCTACGACTTCATCAATCGACTGAGTTTTCGCTAGAATATTTTGAAGGTCTGCAGGGTCGGTGATGCCGGGAGGTACATCAGCTATCAACACGGCATCTGCTCTCGCTGGATTCGTTTCCGCGCCGGCACACACAAGCGTTAAAAAGCTGCGGTAAGACTCACCCAACACATCAGACAAATGAAGGTAAATGTTTTTTATTTTAAAAGAATTTTTCAGTAGCCCGTTCTTCCCAAAGGCTTCTGACACCGCCAAAGCTTGATGTGCTGCTCCATCTTTAGCCAGTGGGGAGGGGAAAGAGTACGAAGGGTCTGCTGCAGTCACAATCGAAAGGAATTGGTCCTTCTCTTCTTGGATCACAGATGCTTGTTCCGCTGTGATCTTTGCCAACTGCTCCTTCATGTCGTTTACAAGAATGTTACGAGCATCTTCCTCCAAGCCGACCTCGACAAGTTTTGCACGAAATTTAGCTTCATCCATCCGATTTTCTAAAAATCCAAAGTTTTCTTTCTTCATGCTTAGACCGATAGCGCCGCCGTCAGCTAGCACAAGGTTAATGTCTGCCTTTGGCTCTGGCTTGCCGCCGCCCATTTGTTTAGCGCCCACAACCATTTGCTCGCCCAAACTGCCAATGGTCATCGGAACAGGTTGACCACCGTTCGCGTTCACAACGCTATTAACAGCAGCAACTAAGTTTCTCTCGCTATCCTGCCCAGACATTTGCTCTTGAAGTGACTCGGCTTCTGGAGCCAGAGAGCCAAAATCATCGCAACCAATGGCAGAATCACAGATAGCAACTTCATCGTCTGCACCTGTTCCCAAATCTAACATTTCACCAGCCTCTTGCTCTTCTGTTAAGAATCTGCGCCAGCCTTCCATAATAGGTTTCATTGTCATTACCCTATAATTAGTAGTTCGGATGAGGAACCCATTGTTTTTTTGCCAACACATTTGCCATCGACCCACTCGACGTTCTTCATGCCGTATGCCCACTCAGCAGTGACAAACTTGCGGTTAGAGTATAGATCACGGACCTCTGGACAATCATTGTATGACATTACCCAATCGGATCGGTCGGAAAGCAAGTTATAAAGCGCCATATGGTCAAATCCCGCGTGAAGCCCCCCTGCTTGCCCGTAGAGCATCGCAGCGTCTTCTGGCAGCATGTAGGGTGGGTCAAGGTACAGGAAGGCTCTAGGATGCCATGGGAGGCTTGTTTGAAAGTCTGCGTAGTCTACCCTGAAGTTCTCGGCGTTAAACCTGCGTAATCGGTCGATAGACGACTGAGTGAAGCGAGCGTATGATGCTCTCTTAGACCAGCCACCAGAAAAGGTAGCGCCTGAGAAGCTAGAGCGATTGATCGCGTAGAACTTTGCCGCCTTCTCGTATGAAAACTTGAATGATGGATCTCGCAGTTCTTCACGAAGTTTAATAAAATCGTCTTTGGAACATCCTTCTACAAGTTTAGTAATGTCCTTCTCTTCAATCTCGTACTCCGTGCGTAGGGCGGTGACCTCATCAGCCAGCCTTTCGTTATCCGCACACAGCGCTTGCCAAAACCAAACAAGAGGCACCAGCTTGTCATAGCCGATAACCTCTGTACCTCTCGACGCTACCGCCAACTCAACCGAACCGCCGCCAAAGAATGGCGAACACAGACGCGAAACGTCTTCGGGAATGTACGGCAAGATGTGCTTCACTGCACGCGATTTGCCGCCGGGATAACGAAGAGGCGTTTTCATTTAAACTCTGGAAGAAGGATGGCGGCAGACTTTTAACCGGTCTGCCAGCGGCTTTGACTACTCTGTGGTAGTCCCAGTGGTGGATGCGCCCGTAGCCGCACCGACCTCGCCATCTTCAGTCACCGTTGTCCCCTCAGTAGTCGTATTGGGGGTAACAGCCGTAGAAGGCGTGTTTGCTACATTGGTGGTTGTATCACCAGTGGTGATGGTCGCCGCCGTTGTTTCGGTAGTTACGATATCATCGCCGGTCACGGCTTGCCAGCCAATAACCACGGCACCAATAACGATAGCCACAATCACACCTTGAACTCTCCTATCGGAGAAAGAAAAAAGATTAGCCATATTATTCTGCTGCCTCGCTGCCTGTATCTTCAACCGCTGTATCTTCAGCGGCTGTGTCTTCGTCCTTATCCCCACACGCGAACATTAGCGCGAGAGGGAGAACATAAATAAAGTTCTTCATTTTGTCTCCTGTATAATGAAAAATGGCAGACTTTTGACCGGTCTGCCAGCGGAAAAATGGTGAGGCACCTGATAACCCTGTGCCTCCCTGTGGGATGGTTACATTACTATGCGCCCATCAACTCATCAAAGGCGGCGTCAACCGGATCAGTCGTAGTGGTTGACGGCGTGTACTTCTCAGTTTCACTGGAAGAAGTCTCGGCACTTTGATCTCCCGACAGATACTCATCGAGCATGGCTTCCACTTGCGCGGTAGTCGTGCGCTCAAAGAGCGTGTCGAAGTCGGGAATGTTGCCCAGAAGTTCTGCGCAGCGCTCATCTCCTCCTACAGCCTCATCGCATAGGGGCGAGGAACGACGACGGGGCGTCAGCTTCGTCTGGGGGAACGTGGCACCGGGAGGCTTACCATAAGTAAGACTCAAATCGGTACCCGATTCCGCATCAGTAATGTCCCCATATTCTGGGTTCAGTACAAGGCTAAGCAAGGACTCGTAAGCCATCTTGCCGTAGCCCCATGCACGTACACCAGAATCTTCTTCGCCACGTACGAGTACGGGACTAAAAAACCGCTGACGAGCGAAGAGACCTTTTGCCATCTTCTTTGCCTCTGCATCATCGTTTGCCGCTCCTTCCTTCCAGAGTTGGGAGGCAAACTCACACACAGGGCACCCGTCACCGTAGTTGCGCTTGGGGCACAAAAACCCACGGTTATTCCCCACGTTATAGTGGAAGAAGAACTCGCGGAAGGGGTCACCATCTTCGGTCGGAACAATGCGGATTGCTTGCTCGCCGTCGCTGGGACGCCAGAACTTGTTATCGCCGGAATCTTTGTTTTGGAGAGCATCCAGCTTCGCTCTCATTTTGCTAAGGTCAATAGCCATTTTGATTTTTCCTTTTGTTGGTTATAGTCAAGATGATAAATCTCTCATCTTGCTGTATACAGTATAGCTTATTCTGAAGTCAAAGTCAAGAACTTTCTTCACTTTCTTCAAAGGGGCTATCCACTTCGATCTCTGACACGTCGCCGTCTGCCGTTTTCCAATTAAACATGCGGAATGCGTTCGTGTCCAAATCCCATACCAGTTCCATCCCCTCTGCGAGAGTGGACTTGCGACCGGTTCCCTTGACCTGAGAAGTGATAAACTTCTCGGGAATGTCGGTCATACGGACAAATCGCATGGTGCGCGAGTCTCCGTTCTTCTTAGTAAATGTGCCGTTATATGCTTTCATCAGCATTAGATCTCCTGTTGTATCTCAGATGTATTGGCTATTAGATAGCCAAAGTTGTTGGTGTAGTCAGTAGAGTGAATCCGTACCGAAACGATAGTTTCATCACCTACCATTTTTGCGCTACGTTCGCGCAAAGATGTAAATAGCTTGCCGTCTGTTTCAAGCTGCTCTTTGTTGATAGCATAAATATAACATCTTTCGTTGATGGTGTCAAGGGGAAAGAACAACTTTTCTTCATTTTTTTCAATATCCACCACGCCGAAGGTCGAAACCCGGGCTGTTGTCAGCGCTGTTGCTGGTGTGTTGTAGACGGTCTTTGTATTCAGGAAAACGTTTGTCATGTGTATCGTGTCAACGATTAGCTCATTTAGACGTTTATAATACCCTATAACGGGCACGTTGTCAAGCACTTCTTCTATCTTTTTGTTATCGACCAGATAAATCTTCTCAAAGATGCCAGACCTTGCATATTCCTGCAGCACATAATAAGCTGTGCGCTCATGCAGAAGTGCCTCCTTGCTCAGAAGGGAGCGATCCGGCTTGACATAAAGAATATTAATCTTGCATCTCTGGATTTGTTCTAGGATCTTTAATGTTGCCGCTGAAACCTTTCCGGCGCCGCAGACGATAAATAGCACTTCGTCGTCTTTCTTTAGTGTTCTAAAGAACGTCTTAAGGTTTAACGGGTCACCCTCGTAGCCCACTACATTGGCAGACTCAGGAATAGGATAGCAGCCTTTGCCCTTTGTCAGCCCAACGTCAAGCTTATAAACATTGTATTGTGGATACTGCGCAAACCCGTCTGCGATGTTGCAGCCGGCAGCGCCTAAACCGATGATATTCATTCTTCACCTCAACTATATAAAAAGTTTTTCCAGTTCTTAACGATAGACTCGTTAGTGGTTTGTGCAGGGGGAGTGTCCATGTCTCCCCGACCAGTAAGACCGTCGCCAACTATGTGACTGAACATTGCCTGAATCTTTGCGTCAAGCACCTCTTCGTCTTCCCACTCCTCGATTGTCCACTTCATAGCCTTGACTTGGGCTTCGCTGCTGTGATCATAGCAGGAAAAGGTCAGAACAAGCCTGATGTTGGCTTCGTCTGTCGTGCGAATCTCTTCGGTGTACACTCTGAAGTCTGGATATTGACGATCATCACCTGATACCTGTGTACCTGCCCATGCTTTCTCCACCAGCGCTTTGCGTAATGGAATAGTAAAATCTCTGCTCTCCAAGATCGTGCGTGCGTCTTGGACGCTCATGCCTTCTGGTATAGCAGGATATGCTGTGTGTGAGCCATCAATCTCAGTATACGTCATGGGCTCTTCTTCGTTGGCAGTCATGTCCCATTCGTAGTAATCAGCATCTCCGTTTTCGATCTCCTGACCCCACTCGTTGATGGTGCCGCCTTCCATAAAGCCGTCGCGCTTAGCCATGCGAGTGATCTCGCCTTTGACGGCATCGTACATGTCATCGATGCGATTTACTTCAATACAGTAATCTTCAAAGCTATCAGGATCATAGACTATTCCTTCCTCTATGATGCCTTCGTTGTCCATATCAATAGTAAGTCTGATGGTGCCATTGGAGTACTTCAGTAAGCGAGTGCCGTGGCTATCCTGTGCCCAATTCCATTCATAGTCTTGAAGCTCAGCCATCCAGTACCCGACAGCTTTGCCGTCCTGTGGTAGAGAATCCCATTCGTCTATTTCCCAATCTATATTCATTTCGGCGGCTGCATCGATGTAGAAGCTTTCATCATAGTCTTCTGTGACTTCTGCTTGGACTCGACATGCTTGATAGCGGTTATTCCAATCGGCGGCTGTGTCGTCGCATTCTTCTTGGGCGTTAGCCATTTGCCCTTGAATGAATCTCATGTCCGGAAGCGACTGTTCTGTTTCTTCGTTCTGTCCCATGAGTTCATATTCGATACCGGTCAAGTCTTTTACAAGCTCTTTAATATTATTATCCTCGTAGGATCCGCCGTACTTGACCAGCCAGCCATCGTCTGGACTTAATGTTGAAATAACCCCTGACTGGTTTTCTTTAGCCCATGCTTGCACTCTGTCGCGGAAGCCGGGAATCCTCAAGCCATAGACGCGGCTTTCTGGTACAGCAATCTGTGGTCCGTTTCCGTATTTGGCTGCAGACCTATCAGCGTATGCGCGAACCTGACGTAAGCGGACGCGGGCTACGGGAAGCATCTCCATAGATAGTCCGACATGGCTACCGCGTATGTCATCCGCAAATATCTCACCATCATATTCGTGAATATATTTTTCAGCGCCTTCGATAGTCTCGGACCCGGTGGACTCTAATAGCTCCGCAGTTTCCACCACGTAAGCAATAGCGCCATGACCGTGAGCCTCTGCGACCGCACATTTAAAATAAGACGTATCACCACCTCTAGATGGCGGTGAGTGGCATGACGTAATCCGATTGAAGTCCGACATGCGGATAATGTCAACAGGATCCCGTGAAATGATAATGCTGTATTTGTTTTCGGTTAGATTGCCGATGTTCTTCTTAATGTAATCGGCATTCTGCTGCCAGTATACTTGCATTTTCTTGGCGTCTGCTGAGCTAAGCGTGAGTCCGCCAAGATACATTTGAAGCTGATCGAATAACTGGTCGTACCTCTTCACTTCCTGCTCATCGAGGGCTGCGGCAATCATCTTTCCTGTAAGCTGACCGGGCTTGTCGAGTGCTCCGTAACCGCCTTGAGTATAGCCAATACTATTTAAGTGATCGAAGACCTTTTGAGAGAGCGCTTCTCTCTTTGAAGCCAGTTCATAAATCTTTCCGAAAAACTTACCGATCTTCATCTGGACTTTCTTCTTTTTAGGGATGGTGTTCGCTAACGTTGCGGCATCCTGAAAGCCCAGCGCAGCGACCGAAGCTGAGATACTGCTATCCTTTAACTCTCTTTCGCCCGAAATCAGACCTTTTTCCCAATCTACGTCATAGCCCGCTTTGCGGAACCCATCGACAAACTTTCCTAAGTCGCTGGAAGTATTCATTGTCGGAAAATCGAGCACAAGGCGCGTTTTGCCTCCAAACAGTTCGTTAAACGCCAGTTCGTCCGGCTCGAAGCCATCGATGACATCTTGGATAACCGAGATCTCGTCTTCATCCAGTTCTCGGAGCAATTTCCGCTCTGTGTACATTTTTGGCTTTTTAGCCGGTTTTGCGGCTTCAGTTAAAAAACTGCGCCAGCTATTTTCATCATAACTCATGAAATATCCTCTGCCTTATAAATAGTTAACTAAACCGCAAATCTGGAAATTATAGCGCCGAAAAAAATTTGACATAACGGCGTTATCAAGCGCATTTAGTTTTGAGCACTAAATCGACCATGTTCCCAAAGTCGCGACCGACCTTTGTGTTAACTTTGAAGTCACCCAGCTCGGTCTGGCTGAAAAGGTTAATAAGTTCTGGTATCATTCCTCGCTCGGAGGCGGCAAGGTCGATAACGATTGAGTCGTGAAGGGTGAAAGCGATCTGGCTTCTGCAGTCTCTAAGGCGCTCATTGATTTCAATAAGCCTCCGGAGGGTAACGTCCACGCAACTACTTTGAATAATATAAGACAGAGAGTGATGGTGATCGCTAGGAATGGTCCGTCCGAATCGTGTCCTGACATGTGTGCCGGTCCAATGCGAGCCAATAATTCTCTCTCTTCGGTACGTTTCTTCCAGTAGTTTTTCCACAGTCCCATCATTATTAGTTAGTGTGCCAGTGACATTTTTCCTACCGTATAGCCACGCAAAGATTCTACGCTTCGCTTCCTGACGATCTACGTCACCAAAAATATTCTTAATGTTCCACTCATGAATGTCCTCTACTGGCTGCTCTTGACCAGCTAGTGCCAAAGCCACGCGGAGTTCTGCGGCATTATAATCCAACTCCAAGAACCAATCGTTACTTGGCTTGAGCACAGAACGATACTGCTTGTCGAGTGTCAAGATGGGGAAGCTGCCCGGGCTGTTTGTTAGCCGACCGGTCTTCGTGCCCCATATATTATAACGACAATATGGTGTATACTTCTGGAGGTTCTTTACAAACTTTCTGGTAGCTGCCTTGTGATAGATTGGGCGGATGCCCTCTGTGCTAATGCTTAGCTCATTGTATCGAATATCATCAAGCGCTGTAGCCAACTGCTTGATAAAGTCATAGTTGTCGGGCTTCTCGTAGGTGTCGAACACATGTTGTGTGATCCGGCTCTTAACCTCGCAGTAGTCCAGTAGAAACTGGCGTGGAACCAAGTCAAAAAAGCAGTTCTCGTCCAACGATACTTTGGCAAAGCCGAATGACCGAAAATATGCGCGGAGCTTGTCTCTTACAGCCTCCCACTGTGTCCTCAAACGAGGCGGGCACACTTGGTCCAAGGACAGACCGCCACAGTAAAACTTGGCATACTCCACTTCGGTGTCCCGCAGGAACGTGCTATAGTCCCATGTGCGTGATAGACCTGTGGGTAGGTGGTCGTGGATCAGTTCGCCATCAAGATATATGCCTACGCATTCTTTCTTGTCGTCTAGTGTCTGGAATAACAAGTGCTTGCCTGAGTTAAATGTACAGCATGAATTGTCCGCGACCAGCATTGCTTCTTTCGCGGTTTACATATCGGTTAAACGTCTTTGCTTTATTTTGTACTGTTCTGTACGGCGGATTGCCACCCGGGGAGGGCAGTCTGTCCGTCTTGTTATTAATATAATCTAATGCTTGGTTCCCGTCAAGGTTTTTCTGAATATCTGCCAAATCTTTGACATTTTGTTCAAAGATCCTCTGAGTCCAGTCAACTGCCGCCTCTCTAGCGCGCACAAACAAGTAGAGTTTGGCTGGGAAGTCTGTACCGAAGATGTTAGAGAAAACGTCGTAAGAAGAAGGCTTCTTGTTGGCGTTGGCGTTCTTGCGGTTGATCGTTTTACCCGCTAGCATAGAATGGTTTTCTCTTTTGATGGTCGCGTAGTAGCTGGTGTCTGCTGAGGCTGCTCCATCGAATGCGATGGTTCTACGATAGCTCATGGTTGTCACCACCTCTGAGTTTGCGCCGGCTGTGGCGGAGGAGGGGCGGTGGATAGCAACGGCTTGCGAAGGGAATGACCCAGCAAACGAGTTCCACATGCTAAGAAAGTAGTTCATCAAGACCTTTAAATCCGTAGAGTCTGCTCTATAATAGCATGTCCGGAACATGATGTCAAGGTTTTTAGTTTGATATTTTTTGATCAATTCGTCATATGTTTGCGCCAGTTTATACGC